CTGGTCGATTGACCTGTGTCTGGCCTACCAGTCGATCGCGGTGGCCGACGACTCCGACGCCGAGGTGTTCCCCGGTGTGATCGACGCCGTCATGGCCGCGTGCCGGGCCGTCACCGTGCCGCAGGTGCTGACCGACACCAAGACGGGCGTGCAGTCGCAGCTTCTGCTGTTCGCCGAGAACATGGAGGTCGAGTACCCGCCGGAGCGGACGATCGCCAACCAGCGGATGTTGCAGTGGGGCGCGCACATCGCGGTGGGTGTCACGGAGGTGTTGCAGGGATGAGCATCGACATCAAGGTGGAGCGGTCCGGCAACTGGACGTGGCGGGGCATCCGCGCACTGGTGTCCGCGGCCGACAAGATCGGCCCGGAGCTGCGGGACGAGATGAAGAAAGAGGCCCCCGTCGGCAACCCGATGAACGACCCCCATCCGGGCCGTCTGCGGGACTCGATCCGCTACTCGCGGACCACGACCAGCGCAGGTGTACGAATGAGCTTCACCGCTCACACGCCGTATGCTGGGTATGTGATCGGAGGCACCGGACCACACATCATCTCAGCCCGCGCGGCCAGGTCGCTGCGGTGGATGACGCCGTCCGGGTCACGGTTCGCGCGACAGGTCCACCACCCCGGCACCGAGGCGAACCCGTTCCCCCGCAGGGCGATGGAGCGGAAGCGCACGCGGGTCATCGACATTCTGTCCAGTGAGGTGGGACAATGAAGCTGAGGTACGCAGGGAAGCACAAGGTGGCCTTCGTGGAACTCGGCATCGAGGTTGAGCCGGGCGACGCATTCACGGTGGCGGACGCCGAGGCGGAGCGGTACCTGAGAAGGGCCGATGTGAAGCGGGCCGCGGGCACAGCCCAGTCGGCGCCGAAAGTTGATGTGCAGGCACCACCCGAGCAGGAACCCAAGGAGACTATCTGACAGGTGTCACTGAGCGCCCCGGATCCCTTTCCGCCGTGGGGGTGGCGGCGGAGACGGTGTTCGGAACCCCGGTCCCCGCGACCAACTTCCTGCCTGACACGCAGTGCACGTTGGAAGTGGACCCCGGCTGGTTCTCGCCGAGCGTGATGATGGGGCAGCGGGACTTGCAGACCTTCAACCTGTACGGCGAGCAGAAGATCGCCGGGACGGTCGAGGGGCCGCTGTTCCCGTCCAACGGGATCCCGCTGCTGGTGTACGCCATCGGCACCGACGCGGTCACCGGCTCCGGGACGCCGTACACCCACACGATCTCTCAGGCCAATGCCTTGAAGTCGGTGACGGTGGAGAAGAACATCGGCGGCTACCAGTCGTTGCAGTTCGCCGGATGCCGGGTCGGCAAGATCGCGTTGAAGTGCGCGGCGGGCAACGAGGCCGCGACGATCACCGCGGATATCGCCGGACAGAAGGCCGCGGTCATGGACACCCCCACCGGGATCACCATCGTCAACGAGGCCCCGTTCACGTTCGCCAACGGCACCCTCACCTTGTTCTCCCACGCCCGCACCGAGGTGACCTCCTGCACGGTGGACATCGACAACGGGTTGAAGGAGACCTACACGTTCTCCGGGCAGCACTACCCGTCGTTCATCACCCCGGTCACGTTGAAGGTGTCGGGCACCGTGGACGTGGTGTGGGATTCCCTGGATGACTCCACGTACGGCGACTACACCACGATGGAGAACGGCACCCTGGGTGCGCTGGTCCTGGCGCTGTCGCAGGGCGTCGACGCATCGGTCACCGTGAATGTGCCGCAGATCGCATTGTCGAAGTACAGCAACGACTTGAAGGTCTCCGACGTGATCATGTCGTCGCTGACCTACGAGGGGTCGCGAGACCTGTCCAACCCTGGCACGGTCACCGCAGTCATCGTCAACTCGGTCGCCACCGCCTACTGAGCAGAAAGGCACGCTGATGGGATTCCTGTCCGGCAACAACGTCCAGAGGGTGGACCTTGGGGATGGCTACTGGGCCGACCTGCGGGAGATCACGGCCGACGAGTACACCGACGTGGAGAAGCACCTGTCCCGCACCGTTGTGATGGGCGACAAGGTGGAGATCCGCCCGGACCTCACCGGCTTCCGCAAGGCGATGGTGTTGGCCTCGATCCACGACTGGAACCTGACCGACGAGAACGACAAGCCGCTGCCGCTCCGGCCGCACTCCGAGAGGGTGAAGTCGATTGGTCGGCTGCCGGTGTGGGCGTTCGAGCGGATCCGGGAGGTGGCCGACGGGATGAACGGGAAGCGGAAGGGCAAGGACGAGGCCCAGTTTCGCGATGCAGGTGCAGGCGGCGCTGAGGTCGGGGAGTCCGGGTCCGGCGTCGTTCCAGAGCTTCCTGATGGAGTCGGAGTATTGGAAGCGGCTGGGGCTGCGGGCTGACGACCTTGGTCGTATGTCCTCGCGGAAGCTGGCCGACTACGAACTGATCATGCAACTGGTGGTCCGCGAGGAACAAGCAAGGAGGTCATCTGTCGGTTGAGACAGAGACCCTGCTTGCGATCATCGAGGCGCAGGACCGGGCATCGGAGACGATCGCCCACGTCAAGGAGCAGCTCGACTCGATCCGTGACTCGGCGGACCGGGCCGGTGTGTCGTTGGGCGGCACCGGCCGGAAGATGGACGAGTCCGCGGCCGAGATGGACGCTGGTGCGAAGCGCGCCGACAGCTCCCTGAACAACCTGGACCACAACCTCGACGAGACTGGTGTCAGCGCCGACCTGGCCGGGCGGAAGATCAAGGACATCGGCCGGGACGCCTTGGAGGCCGCGGCCGAGGCGGAGATCGCCGGGCGGAAGATCAAGGATGCGACGGGCGGCAGTTCCGTCAACGGGCTGGCCGGTGGGTTCGACAAGGCGGGCCGCGCGGCCGAGGGGTTCGCGAAGGACGCCGACAAGGCGGGCGCGTCCGCGAACCACGCCTCGGGTGGGTTAGAGAACCTGGCCGCGGCGGCGTCCAACACGTTCAACAAGACCGGTGCGGCGTCGGGGATGATCCGCAAGCTGGCTATCGCCGTGACGGCCCTGTCGGGGCCGCTGATGGGTGTGCTGGCGTTGGGTCCGGCCGCGATCTTCGGCGGGCTCGCGTTGGGTGTGGCGGCGTGGAAGCACTCCATCGACCAGGCCATCCAGTCGAACCAGAAGCTCACCACCACGCAGCAAATGGTCTACCCGACCCTCCAAAAGATCATGACGGCGTTCGCCGGGTTGAAGTCGTCGATGATGGCCGCGTTCGGGACCATCGTGAAGGCCATCGACCAGGTGATGCCTGCCTTGCAGAAGGTCGGGCAGGTGCTGGGGCCGATCATCCAACTGTTCGCCGGGACGTTCGCCAAGATCATCACCACGACGTTCCCGCTGTTCGCCGATGCGCTACAGAAGTCGATGCCCGTGTTGAAGGCCCTCGGGGACGGGCTGGTGCAGGTGATGGGCGGGCTTGCGAAGCTCATCGACGGCCTCAACTTCCAGCAGGCGGCACAAGGGTTGAAGCTGCTGTTCTCGTTCGTGGCGCAGCTTCTCCCGGTGATCGGCGGGCTGCTCAACGCGCTGGCCCCGGTGGGCAACGAGATGTTGAAGATCCTCATCCCGGCGGTCATGTCGCTGGTCAAGTCGTTCACCCAGGCGCTGGGGCCGGTGTTGAAGGATCTCGGGCCGCTGATGAAGCCGATCGCTCAAACGATCGCGGCGCTCGCGCAGGCCATCGGCACCGTGATGCAAGCGGTGGTGCCCCTGTTGAAGCCGCTGTTGCAGGTGGTGGGCGCGTTCAACTCGATGGACTCGCCGATCGAGAAGATCGCCACGGTGATCGCCAAGGTGGTCCAGGCGTTCCAGCCGCTCATCCCGGTGATCGTGAAGATCGCGGACTTCCTGGCCCAGTTCCTCAACACCGCGATCACCGACCTGGCGAACGCGATCATCCCGCTGCTGCCGATGATCTCGAAGATCATCACACTGCTGGCGAACGGGTTCCTGCAAGCCTTGAAGGACATCCTCCCGGCGCTGCTCCCGCTGATCCCGCCGATGGAGAAGCTGGCCGCCGCCGTGTTGAAGGCCATCCTGGACGTGTTGCAGGCGCTGCAACCGTACTGGGACAAGCTGATCAAGGCGTTCGTCGGGGTCATCAACGCGGTGGTGCCGCTGCTGCCGTCCCTCACCCCACTGGTGGGGATCTTCGCGAAGCTCGCCGAATCGGTTGGGGCCACACTGATCCAGGCTCTCATCGAGCTGGTGAACGCATTGAAGCCGATGCTGCCGGTGCTCATCCAGGTGGCGCAGGCGTTGGCCGGTGCGTTCGCTCAGGCCCTCGAAACGCTGCTGCCTGCCCTGCTGCCGTTGATCCCGCCGCTCACCCAGTTGTTCATGGTGCTGTTGCAGGCCGGGTTGCAGGTGTTCAAGGCGCTGGAACCGGCCATCATGACGATCTTGAAGGCGTTCGTGCAGTTGCTGCCGTCGCTGATGCCGCTCATCCAGGCCGTGTCGAAGCTGGTTGTGGCGCTCACCCCGCTGCTGGTGCTGATCGCGAAGCTCATCGACTTCCTGGTGTCGAAGGCGATGCCGATCCTGCAAGACGTTGCCAAGATCATCATCAAGGTGGTGGTCGCGGCGATCGACAAGCTGATCACCTGGATCAACTGGCTGGTGAAGAACTGGAAGGAAGTTTGGTCGGTCGTCAAGACGGTGTGGACCGACGTGGTGAACTTCATCTCCCGCGCCGTCAGCGACGTGATCAACTTCTTCAAGAACATCGGCTCGGCCATCACCGGGGCGTTCAAGGACGCCCTCACCTGGTTGGAGGACGCCGGTAAGGACATCATCGGCGGGCTGTGGAAGGGCATCCAGAACGCCTGGAAGGCGGTGGAGAACTTCTTCACCGGCATCAACCGGTGGGTGCTGGGCATCTTCACGTCGGCGGTGTCGTGGCTGCTGAACGCGGGCAAGAACATCATCAGCGGTCTGTGGAAGGGGATCCAGTTCGACTGGAAGGTGCTCGTCAACTTCTTCGGCGGCATCGGAAAGACCATCGGCAACTGGTTCAAGGACGCCATCAACTGGCTGCTGGGTGCGGGCAAGAACATCATCAGCGGTCTGTGGAAGGGCGTGCAGTACGACTGGAAGGTGCTCGTAAACTTCTTCGGCGGGATCGGCAAAACCATCGGCAACTGGTTCAAGGACGCCGGGACGTGGCTGCTCACCGCCGGTAAGAACATCGTCGAGGGCATCTGGCACGGCATCCAGAAGGGCTTCAACTGGCTCAAAAACCTGATCAGCGGGTGGGTGAAGGACATCATCGGCTGGTTCAAGCACCTGTTCGGCATCCACTCGCCCAGTTCGGAGATGGCCGACAACGTGGGAACCCCTATGGTGCAAGGTGTTTGGCAGGGCATCAGCTCGCAGAAGGGCTGGTTGCAGAAACAGTTGCAGACGTTCGGCGGCGGCGTGATGGGTGCGTTCAAGAGCTTCTTCGTGATCGGCTCCCCGTCGCAGAAGATGGCCGACGAGGTGGGCCAGTACCTGGTGCTCGGCATGGCGCTGGGCATCGAGCAGCAACTGCCGCTGCTGGAAACCGTGGTGGAGCGGGTCGGGACGCTGGCGTCGGCGTGGTTCGTGGTGCAGGCCAACAAGATCAAGGCGGCGTTCGCGGGCTCCGGGAACTGGCTGTACGTGGCCGGGGAGAACATCGTGCAGGGACTGATCAACGGGATGCAGTCCCAGTTGTACGCCTTGGAGAACGTGGCCCAGGAGATCGCCAACGAGGTCACCTCGTCGATGCAGAACGCGATGGAGATCGCATCCCCGTCGCGGCGTATGGCCCGCGAGGTGGGCAAGCCGATCGTGGACGGTATCGCGAAGGGCATGACCGACAACCTGTCGTCGCTGGCGCAGGCTGCCCGCACCATCGGCAACTACACGCCTGGTCTCGGGTTCGGCCGGGCCGGTCTGCCCGGCACCGTCGGGGTCAACGGTGCGTTGGGCGGCACGAGCGTGGTGATTGATCTGCGGGGCACCCAGGTCATGTCGGACGGCGACATCGCTGTGCTCACCGACAAGATCGGCCGGGTGCTCGCCACCAAGGTGGCCCCGGCGGCTGGGCTTCGGGTGCAGGCATGACCCTCCCCAACATCAAGCTGCTGATCACCCCGCCCGGCGGGGGGACCACCGACTACTCCAACTACCTGGCGTGGTCCGGGTCGTCGCAGCAGTCCACGATCACGCAGAACTTCGGTCGGCAGGGCGACACAATGCAGCTCGGGCTGGTGGACGACTGGTCGGGAGACTCGGCGCCCAACCTGAACATCCCCACCCTGTCGGAGATCAGCCTGACCGACGTGACCCTCGGGCAAGTCCTGTTCGCCGGGGTGATCACCAACCCGCAGCTCTACGTCACCGGCGCCCGGCGCAACGAGTGGGTGTTGCAGTGCACCGACTTCACCTTCTACGCCGACAAGGCGGTGGTGCAGGGGGCGTACACGCAGCAGACGGTGGGCGCGATCCTGTGCGACCTCACCAACGGCTCGGGCTCCGGCATCACGGCGTCGCTCACCACCGCCGGTGGGTTCGTCGATCCCGGCCCTGTCCTGTCCCAGTTCACGATGGGCTACAAGGCGCTGTCGGCGGCGTGGAGGCAGTTGGCGCAGCAGGCCGGTGGATCCACCCCGTACGGCTGGTACGTGGACGAGAACCGGGAGCTGCACTTCATGAACGGCGAGTCGGCAGCCGACTCGGGGGTCACGTTCACCACCACACCCACCTCGCAGGGCGCCGAAGGTCACTTCGCCTTGGACGGGCAGATGGAGTACGAGTGGGACGCCTCGTCGATCATCAACGAGACGGTCATCCAGGGGGCGCAGACCACGGTCACGGCGTCGCTCAACCCGACACCCACCGACACGTG